ATGAAAAATTTACTCAAAAAAAGGGAACTCAACAGGGGATTCGTCCGTACTATTATCATCATCGTCATTGCCCTGCTAGTTTTGAGTTATTTTGGCTTCAATATCCGCGCCATAGTCAATTCTCCGGCTGGTCACGAGAACTTTACCTATGCTCAAGAGCTGATGCTCAACGCCTGGAACAATTATCTCAAACGCCCAGTAACATACTTATTCAATGATATATTTATGAAATTGATTTGGAACCCAGCGATTGAGAACCTGACCAAGATAAAGGATGGTCAACCAACTGACATTCAGTCCAGCGCGCCGACTTTGTCACCGATTCAGCCGATACCAAACTAGGTAGTTAAGATATATTGTGCGACATACTACCACCTAGAGTGTTGAGGGACTAAGGCAGCAAGTAAGCCTACCCTATCGACATTAAAGGTCGTTAAAAACAAATCAAAGTTATCCGGTGAATTCCCTATGGGATTCATTGGGTAATTTTCTTATATAAACAAAAATATGCAAACAATAAAATTGGCATTGCTCGAATTCTACGAGGGTGAATATCAAGGGATTAAGTACTCCCAAATTCACGCTCGTTATAATGGCAAGATTTTGAAGTTTAAGCTCGATCGCAACAAGGTTGGCAATATATCCAATCTGCTCGATCAAGATGTCGAAGCTGATGTGGAGATTGTGCCCGGCACAAACCTACTCGCCTCGCTCAAAATTGTCGCTGTTAGGTCCCTCTAGTCTCACTGTTCCCTTTCTCCATATTAATTATCAATGGGTCGCTAGGCTTACTTCCCTAGCGTCTCAAATGGAGATCCGCGTCTTACAAAAAATAATAAACTATTGTGAATAAACAACAAATCGAAATTAAGGTAAATCATAAATCGCTTGATATAAACAAAAACGTGATACCAGATTCATTAATCTTTATGCTATGTGCCTATTATGAGCAGGATAATACGACATTCTATTTCTGGAAGCGTTTGTTTGAGGAAGCGTTAAATTTCGAGAATTAATAATCTATCATGATCAATTCCTGGCACTGCGACAATCTCTATAACACTGACACTCCACCTCTTATGGTTGAGCAGACATGCACGGTAACATCTTCATCGACACAACCGATTTCTCTAGGAAACTCCCCTATTACAGTACGAGATGACGGCTCAATGATATTCGGACTCGGCATAATCATCTTCTTTCTATCAGTCTTGTTCTTTGCCACCCTGTTCGGTTCGTTCAAAGGTATGAAATCACGAAAATGAATCCATTAATCCAGACATTACAACCAATACTTGATAACGCATCCTACATTGATCTGTTTTGGATAACTTTTCTGCTTGTGCCGGCCGTTATCGGAGCTCCACTGGTCGTTTATTGGGTCATAGTGCAAGGAGTAACAATAATCCATCAATTCTTCGCATGAATATCGTATCCGACGCCTACCAAATATATCTGGCTGCAATCTTTCTGGGTATGTTCGCTTACATGATCATCAATATGCTTCGCTCAATGTTCCACTAGTTGGCAATGTCAATAAGCCCAATATAGGGATCGTGTTCTCTAGGTCGAAATTATTAATCCTAATCAAAATAATTTAGTAGCTACTCTAGCTTCAACAACTATTTCTCTCGCTGTGGTTCACACCATCTGGGATAACACCATTGGGCAGGTCAATACGCTGGTTATCGACATCCTTCCCTACATTGTTCCAGCCATGTTGCTCCTCGCTGCTGTGTTCATGCTCTGGCACAAGGCTAAGGGATATGTTGGTGGTATTAAATGACCACAGCGGCGTTAGCCGCACTGTTTGATCTTTCATAAGGAATCAGGCTCGCCTCTCCTTGGAAGGCAAAAGGCTGCTCACACGAGATCGGTCTTTTGATATCGCGGAGTGGGGTATCGGTAACCCGCCAGATCTACTTTCTGGAGATAGTTGGTTCAATTCCAACCTCCGCAACAAGGCTAGTTCGAGGGTCAGACTTGTCATAGCAGAGCAATAATTTTTCAGGATAATTTTTTGTCAAGAGAGCTTCGCGGTGTCCCTACACAATTAAAAAATAAAAGCGTGGGACACCGCGAAGCGACCTTGACTACAAAATTTCGGAAAAATTACACTCTAGCTATGACTAGACTGACCCGATCCAGTGCGATTATTAGTTAACTTATCAATCGTATGTATAAAAAGATTAGCTTCATACTCCCCATCATTACTCTTCTGTTCACGGCCAACTTCGCACATGCAGCCGTTATTTTACAGCAGACGGATGATTCGGCCACCAAGACAATCACATACCAATATGGTGCAAGCGTAAGTCAAAGTTTTGGCACTTCTCTGGGTGGCTACACGCTTTATAGTGTTCGTTTTGAGGGTGATTCAAACCCGGCTCGAAGGCTCCAGATTTATATGTCAGCCTGTCAATACAGCAACTGCTCGGGATCAAATGTCCGCGCATGGTATCCGTGCGTAACGCCGGGCACATACACTGTCGGGAACTGCCGTGACGCTACAGATGACACATACGGCGGTTATCATAATGGCTCTACGGTAAAGAAAGTCTTCACATGGGATTTCTCTCATGGAGCTTTCGATACATGGCAAGCTAACACATCTGCTTCCGGTGTGCCTATTCCAGCTGGTTGGTATGTGACTATAGGATTCTTATATGAAAATGTGGGTGTATCAACCGTGCATCACTTTTACGGTTCTGGCTCAAATGTTTTTGCTAGCGGTGATGCCTCATTCAGCTCTGGTGGTACACAGTCGGGATCAATAACTGACCTATACTTTTACACATATGATGTCGGCGGCGCACCTCCTCTAGCTACTCAAATTCTAACTACAAATCCTCCGTATGTCATGACGCCTATTACCTCTCCTGCAACTCTATCTGGTACTTATGCGATCGGTCCCGATCTCGGATCTTCAACGCCTAATTTACTCATTACCCTACTAGACACAGATAACGGCAACTATAGTGAATATAATTTTGGTTTAGTAAACACAACGCCAGGCACATATTCATACTCGACTACCACCGGAGCATTGGCAGATGGACGATATCACATGTCGGTCTTGTTCGATAATTCTCCAAACGTATATGTCGCCACTTCGAGCGAATTTATAGTCAACAAAACAATCACGCCACTTTCATCACTAAGCCTGTACTTCCCTGCTACTTCAACACCAGTAACTATCACCACTGGATTAAGTGACTGTGACTCAATGCTTACGGCTTCTGGCATTGGCTGTGCCGTCGGTACCGTGTTCAAAAATGTCCTATACCTATTATTTATACCCGATACATATACTCGTCTTCGTTTTCAAGAACAATACAATTCATTTAAATATAAAGCTCCATGGGGATACATCTTTTTGGTATCAAAAGACATTACAGGTTACAGCACCGCTTCAACGACGAGTCTTTCTTCGGGAAATCTTTCCATCACATTTCCAAGCAATTCGAATCGACTTTATAATGCAACTTCAACATCAATCTGGAAGGGTAAGACGCTCACCTTTATTGATTGGACACAAATGGCTTCTTCAACTGCAAACAATTATTGGGGTTCAGGATGGTCGAGCCTGAATAATATGATTAATTTGCTGCTTGGCGCCGGCTTCTTCTTTTGGTTGTGGAGGTTTGCATCTAGCAAAATCAGGCCATGATCACATCACTTCTTATTTCATTCATCATGGAAGCGATGTCGTGGTTGTTGAGTTTCTTGCCCACCGTTTCTTCTCTGCCACTCGGGCTAGATTCCACGATCACGACAATCTTTGGTTACTATCGTGGTTTTGCGACAATCTTTCCTCCCCTATCTACGGCGATGACATATATGGTCGCCGGGGTAGGCATAGAAGTAGGCTACAAAATCTATCAGCTAGTTAATTGGGTCATCAATAAGTTGCGCGGTTCGGGTTAGTAGTTTTAAGTAGGTTTGCATTATCAATTAATTCGTCAAGTATCATGAGAAAAAGTATGTATTCAAGTGACCGTCACATTATCGATCGGAGGTTTGTTTGTTATGTCATCGATCTTGCTAATTCTTGGAAAGCCTTTGAAATGGATGATTATAAATTTTGTAAGCGGTTAGTTCGTTATGTATTGAAATATGACAAAGATTATTCGACTAATTATTAATTATTACCCGTGTTCAAATTCAAATCAAAACGAATGGATATAGAGCACGGCATATATTGCTACTACGGCCGGCTTGGACAAGGTAAAACATATGCCATGGTTCGAGATCTGTTACGCCTACTGAACGCTGGCCATGTGGTTTATACGAATTTTACGATCAATTGGAACGGTTACGATGCAAGGCAAAATCCATTCTGCATGTTTTTAGGCGCTATCGGTCTCAAGAGAAAGTTCATTAAATATCCCGCTACCAATCTCCGAAAGATGCCAACGGACGAGCAGTGGCACGAAAACTTTGGAAAACTGCGCAACTGTATTGTGGGCATAGATGAAGCTTATGTGCTCTTTGACTCATACCAGATGTCAAAAATGCCAATGTCTCAAAGGTTAAATATTCTTCAAACGCGTAAATTCGATCGTTCGATCTTCTACACTACTCAGCGCCCGACTTCTGTACATGCTGTCATGCGAGGTATGACTAATGTCTTCTATCATTGCGAAAAATTTATAATCCCATTCGTTACTCTATTTGCTCGCGATGAATATGATCTATCTGGTGACGAAACAGTTAATGAAGAAAACCGACTATCAAGAAAATTATATTGGGGTGAAACAAAATACTTCAATATGTATAACACCAAAGAGACTGTTGGTATCAAAGGTGAGATTGGAAATATGATAGGTACAACAACAATCAAAACTGAAACCTATGAAGTAAACATACTCAAAGTGGCCGAAATCTGGGCTGCTTTAGCGGCCAGAATTTCGGCCACAGTAAGAAACATCAAGATGTAAATTATGTGCTTTCTAGACTCGACCTCTATCACACATAATCAGAAAACTAAATAATCAAAATGTATGGGTAATCAGATTCCCACCGTCGATGAGCTCAGCCGGGCTTTCGACGAATTAAGAAAAACACACTGGGGCGTAGATTTCTCAAAATATAAAGCAGTGATCTCCGGTCCGGTCAAAGAAGTATACGAGTTCGAAAAAGACATACACTTCGGCGGTCAATTGAAGTCACGAAATCGTCGCAAGAAGCGTGTCGGCAAGCGAAATCTAGGTATTCGTCGTCCATTCTCAATCTCACGCGCTAGGAAGCATATACGCCGTCTAATAGCCTGTAATTCTGGAGAATACCCCGAATATAGTGATAAATTCGTTACCTTTACCTTCGCCGAGAACATCACCGGATTGAAAGAAGCAAATGAGATGTGGCGCAAGTTTATGATGAGACTGAATTATCACATCGAGCATCCATTGAAATATGTATCAGTCGTTGAATTTCAGAAACGCGGAGCTGTTCACTACCATACCGTCTTCTTCAATCTGCCATATATGGATAACGATGAGCTAGCGGAGGTATGGTCTCACGGTTTCATTAAGATCAATAAAATCCAGCATGTAAAATCAATCGGCGCTTATGTCTCCAAATATCTTCAAAAGGGTGTAGTAGATGCGAGATTGTTCAACGAAAAATGTTATTTCACTTCACGAGGTTTGAGGAAGCCAATCACAATCCGGACTCCGCCAATTGATCTAGAGTTATCCGATTCAGGAGAAAAAATCGAGTACAGATTAGAGGAGAGCCGGGCACTTCCCTACAACCAATGGACTGGTCACACGACTTATAAAAGATACACAAAAATTATTAATTAACTAATCAAATATAAACATGATTATCAATCAGGCCGTAACAAATTATCTTGACTGGAAAGTATTAAGAAGCCCTAGAGCGGCAGAAGTTTACAAGCCATATCTGCTCCGACTTTCTGAATTCAAGAATAGCGATACCAAGGAGATCAAGGATAAGGATATTGTGGAATTCAATCATCACCTTTCCACGGTAAACAATCCACCGACGGTGGCTTTCTCCTGTAGAATATTGAAAAACTTCTTTCGCTACCTCAACTCCATTCAAGAATCATCGGTAAATCCCTTCCTCATTCAGGAGCCGAAGTATGCCAAGAAGGCTCGCGTTGGCGTAAGTGACGAAGAATATCTGGCCATGTGCGCATCATTGAATCCGTGGGAAATGAGCGACCTGCAAAAATTGACGATCTTGCATATCTTGCACGACACAGGTGTCCGTGTAGGTGAGCTATGCGACCTTAATGTTAATCAAATCTCCTCTACTGAAAATTTCACATCTATTGAAACAAAGAAAAACAAGAACATCAGATGGATCATGTGGGCTAAGGATTTTCACCATGATATCTTACTCCGTTGGCTCGGTAGCCGAATCTGCATCAACCAAAAGCCAAGCTTATTTATCTCTCTCGATAAAGCCGGTAGAGAAAGGATCACCTCTAGGACAGTGGAGCGTTGGGTCAAAGAGATCGCCAAGAAAGCAGGAATTACGAAACGAATACATCCGCACATGTTCCGACACGCCAAAGCTCACCAAATGAAATCCAGAGGAGCTGATCTCAAAGACATCCAGATGATGCTTGGACATGTGAGTCCGTATTCAGCTCTCATATATTTGAACTTCGATAAAAATGAGATGTTGGCAAATGCGCAGAAGTTTCTTTAG